AACTTTCTTTGTCTTGTTGGAGCATTATGTGATGTTATGTTACATCTATATCCAGCGTTTTTTAAATCTTTGTCAACAAGTGTTGCATAGAAATCACCACCGTTGTTCTTTTCAAAACCACATCTTGATATATGATGATTTATTATCTTATCTCTAACCCAAAGTCTACTTACACCGTCTCCACCAAAGTCGTTTTTAAATAGAACATCTACAATATATACTTCTAAACCATAAACATACGCTACAGGCATACTCATATAGTCTTCACCACCGTGTGAAACGTCGTTATAAGCAACTATTCTATCGGGTTCGTCTCCAGGTAATTCTGTATAATAAGTTAAATTATCTCTTTCAAAAGGTCTACCATCTCGCTCAATACATTTCATAAGATATTTAGCACTAAAGATTACTGGGTCTTCAGCTAATTGCATATCTTCATAATATTGAACATCAAAACCTTTTCCTTCTTCATACATAAAATTACTTTCATGATTTTCATTCCAACAAGGAACAGAAACAATTCTAACACGGTCATTATTACCTTTTGACTCTTCATTACGAATTATTCTGTTTGTAACATCATAAATTGACCAAGGAGTATTAACGTGTAATTCGGGGCAAGGTCTATAAACACCGTCTTTACATTTTCTAGGAACTTTTCTATCCTTAATTGTTGATGTATATGTATAATACAATTTATCTAATCTATCTTTATTATTTGCTGTTTCAACATCTTTAACTAAGTCGTCGCAGTATAACAAGTTACTTGCTTCTGCTAAACCTGTTGTACCACCATCTACTGAACGAAACATCATTGTGTGAAATCTTTTTCTTGAATTAAAATCAAGATAAGAATATTCACTATTTTTATTAACTAATGTAACACTTGGAAATATTTCTGCAAATCTATATTCATCAGATGTAACAACTTCAATAAACTCATTATAAAACGATTGAGTTAATGAAGTACTGTGTCCATTTCCTAAAATACTTTGGTCAGGATATAATCCTGCTCTAAAAGTTAGGAAAAATAAACTTATTGTTGATTTACCTGTTCGAGTCGAGGGGGCATATTAAGAACCAATAAATCAAGTTTATCATCTTGAAGGTCCTGAAATGCCCCCATAATACCGTGCCTTTCTAATACTCTCATTCTAGGAATATAAAACTTTTTATCTCTTGCTCTATTCCATTCCAAAGCAATACAATATGCTCTAAAATCTCCTGCTCTCGCTCTTGTGTCATAAGCGTGAACTAAAATATCATTGATTTTATTATTATGAACTTGATTATATTCTTGTCCTTTATCAACCAACAAATAAATTATTTCTCCTGCCACATCTGCTGCTTCTTCTATATAACCACCTGACTCATATTCACTTTTTAATGAATTTAGCCCTTGAAGATAAGCAAAACTCTCTTTATTTTGGACTTGAGACAGTAATTCCTTCAGTTCGTTAATTCTCGTTTCCTTATTATTCACCGTTTACACCCTCTTTTTCAGTATATTCGGCTTCTTTTATTTGTTTTTCCTTTTCAACTTCTTCTCTCAATGCTGATAAACTCTCTCTACTACTCATAGAAGTATTTTGTGAAGGAGCGATTGCTGAAATATCAATTTGTTTTGAGTCACGCATACCATAAAAATTACTTGCTGTAAACATATATGTTGCAGGATTAATTTTATTATTCATAGCACCACTTTCAATAATACTATGAATATAATCTATCGCCGCTCTAAAAAGTTCACCATATTCAGAGTCTGTTTCACGTAAATAAGAATTATATGTTGCAGTACTAATACCTAAATATAAACATAAACTTTTAATACTTGGTAATTGTGAATACTCATCACATAAATCGAAATAAGACTCAATCTCATTTCGTGTTTCTTCAATCGAACCTAACTTGATAGGTTGTCTGGTTTTATTAAGACCATTCGTTCTTAATTTTTTATTAAATTCTTTAATCTGAGGATTATCAAGATAATTTGATTGAATAAATTTACTCAAGCTACCTCTTGCTTCACGTCTTGCTTCCAAACTACGCATAGCGTTTTCTTCACGCTCTTCAATAGATAGTCTTTCCATTTCTTCACCTTCTCTACCATAAGGACATTATAACATACTTTGTCAAAAACGCAAAATACCAGGAAAAATCCTGGTATTCTACGATAGAAAATTATAATTAGGGGTTAAACGTATGACAGTAAGAACTATCATAATTGGTTGCTCCTCTAGGTCTCGAACCTAGAAATTCAGGGTTCAAAGCCCTGCGACTTTTCCAATTTGTCCAAGGAGCAATAACTGGCTGGATAGGTAGGTCTCGAACCTACAACCTATAGATTAACAGTCTACCGCTCTACCCTTGAGCTACTATCCAATAATGGTGCTAACGGTAGGAATTGAACCCACAACCTACTGATTACAAGTCAGTTGCTCTACCAATTGAGCTACGTTAGCATGGTACAGGAAGAAGGATTTGAACCTCCGACAGGCTACATATCAGGCAGCTACTCTAACCAGCTGAGTTATTCCTGTATGGTATGGGAGCATGGATTTGAACCATGATAGTTGGTGTATAAGACCAAAGCCCTAACCCTTGGACGACTCCCATATTGGCACATCGGCAAGGACTCGAACCTCAACTCTTGGTTTTGGAGACCAATGTTCTACCATTAAACTACCAATGCATTTGGTTGCTCGAGTGGGATTTGCACCCACGATTTCTTGGGTATGAGCCAAGCGTGTTTACTACTACACTATCGAGCGATAACTATGGTTATAAACTAGGTATTTTGGTAAAAGGAGAAACCTCTCTTCTATATATTATTTTTTTTTTGTCGTTTATAACCAAATCTATGTAAACGTCTCACTGAGACTGTTATTTTTTTAAGGTCTTTTTCTTTCCTTTTTTATTTTGATTATCAAATGTTATATATCTGATACCTTTAAGTCCATTATGTTTATCCCATATAAATAATTGATGTTTTTGAACTGCTCCTAAAAAGCGTTCACCATAATGCCAAGCATCAGTACCCGAAGGACTACCTATCCTCCTAGTAATCATACCACTCTGTTCATCAACTGTCAACTCCGAATGTAAGTGTCCAAGATGTAACTCCCTATATTTTGATGAACCCCACTCTTGATAAAACTCAGCGGGAATTGAACGTAATAATCTTTTAAAGTTGTTATCACCATGTCCAAAGAATATTGCATTATCACCAAATTTATAACATTGATATTCTCTATAATTGTCACTGAATTTAATCTTATCGTCTCCAGCAAAAAAAGAACTCAACGCAATATAAAGATAAAAACTACTCATCACATCATGATTACCTTGACACAATCTAACATCAATATGATTAAATTCTTCTCTTAAAGTGAAGAATAAATTTTTATACATTTCTAAACCTCTCATGAATAAATTCTTCCAGCGAACATCGTTCATTTGAGGTGTTCCTTTTGTTGTTGTATTTGTCACAGTATCAGTATTAAAGAAATCATTTCCTATCATAACAACTACTGTGTCACATTTTTCTTGTTCTTGTGTCTTTAATATTTCATCTAAAATATGATAAAATCTCTTTTCAGCAATATCACTTGAATAATCTTGTCCTGTTTCATCATATTCAGCATATTTTCCAAGATGTAATTCAATAGCAGGTATTTCCATTAATTTATCAATATTTAAGTCTTTATGTTCTGTCGTTTCAAATTCATAAGGGGTAATTGACTTACTAAAGACTTCTTTAGCAGCCTCAACTGCTTTATCTAAAGATAAATCATTAGTTAATGGTTTTAATTTGAATTTAACAGCGTATAATTCTTTTGTTGTTTGTTCTTTTGTATGTTGCATCCATACACTTGTTGTAAAGAATACAAATTCCCACTCATCAGGATTATAACCAAGATATTGTAACATTTTTCTTTTATCACCAAATATCTCTTTATTATATTCCACAATTTTTTGTGCCTCTATAACACCGTCAGCATATTTTGTCTCATATTCTCCGTTGTAATCTACTTTTGTGTTCATATTTAACTCGCTTTCAGGAACTTTTCGTATTCTCACATTATATCTTTTCCTAACAGCGTTTGGTGACATACTTTCACCAAATTCAGCGTTTATAGTATTAGCAACTTGTCTCCAAGTCATTTCTTTATCTTTGACTCGATTTCCTAATTCAATTATAACTTCATCTATATTCACAATAACACCAACTTACAATACCCCTTTCTCTACCTTCAACCATAAATAGTATATCATAAATAAAACAAAAAAGCAACCTCTTTTTTAAACTTTTTAGGTTGCCTTGAATTTTTTGCCTCGAGCAAAAACTAATCCCATTTGGGTATCCTTGTACCCTATAAACATTATAGCACAAAATTGAAATTTTAGCAAAAATAAAAGAATTCAATTAAGAATTCTTTTACGAAATACAGACATCTCACTTCTCTTAAACGTGAATACGAGTGCTTTTTATAAGCACCATTGGAATAGATATATGATAATATTTCAATTATCTTCAGGACTGTGCACCCACCGTTTTCCTATCCCGTAGGTATATATCTATCCTAATGCTACCTATAAAATTAGAACCTATACGGACGCATCCTCAAGGAACTCTAAGTCCTAAAACTTTTGAGTTATTATTTCTTCTATATGTAGCACGGGTTTTTCCTCAATCCTTTTATCTTGGTGCAATTTTATAAGCACCAGCGGAACAAATAACTCGGTTGCTTTACTCGTTACACTTTCCTAGCTAAACACCCTTGTGCAACAATACGGCTTTTGTGAGGGCTTTCACAACAGCAACTCCTACCATTTTTTGTTTATTTGTTCTACTGCTACCTATAAAATAGATAGCAAAAACAAAAGCCATTAGTACCATTATAGGTACTGCAAGAATAGATAAAAGGTTTATCCTCTTTCAAGAATGCAAGTTATTCGTCAATAACTCTCATTGAGTATATTTCTATAACCTCAACCCAATATATTTTATTACCTATTCTTGCACTAACTATAAAAGTTAGCACTCCGAACTATATAAAAGACTACCACTAGTCCTATTACCATCCAAAATGGACGGGTCGAGAGAACTGGAGTTGCACCAGTTATTTATTCTCTGGACTCTCGATAGAAAGGAGGCGAAGTAAATGTGTATA